GTTATTGTTGCTGCGTACGATGCGTCGTCATTAATTGCTGCGGCTATTTCATTTAAAGTATTTAAAGCACCTGGTGCTGCATCTATTAAGTTTGAAATTGCAGTTCCAACGTATGTTTCAGTTGCGTATCCAGTTAAACTTGGAATGGTTGGTTTGCCAGAAAGATCATCATATGCTCCGCTAAACAAAGAAGGCTTACCAGTTAAATCTACATAAGAGCCGCTAAACAAAGAGGGCTTGTCAGTTAAAGCGTTATAAGATCCACCAAATAGTATTGGCTTATCAGTTAGGTCAATATAAGATCCGCTAAACAGTGTTGGTTTATCGGTTAAATTATTATAAGACCCAGGAAATAAAACAGGCTTGTTGCTTAAATCATTATAGCTAGTAGGAACTTGTGATAGCAACGCTATTGTTCCTGATGCGCTGGGAAGATTTACTGTTATGTCTGAGGCTACGTCTGGGGATTGTAGTGTTAATTCATAATCGTTTGCAGTAGAGCCTTCTATAATAATTTTGTCTTTTGGAATTAGTAGGTTTCCGTCAATATCTAATTTTGCTGGGCCTCCTGCATTTCCAACATCTCCAACTTCCACATATGAAGACAAGGTGTTTTCTAAATCTTGAGTGGTAAGAGAGCTGTAGTATGAAGTGCTACTCCAACTAGATCCGTTTCCAATTTTAAATTTATTTAAATCTGAGGATATAGCAATTTCTCCAGCAAGCAATATTGGATTATCTCTAACCCAGTCAGACTCTATGTCTCTTCTTAATTGAATTCTAACTACCACTTGAGCTTCCTCCATTTATTATTAATGTATACTCATTGATAGAATCTCCACCGTTAAGAATTACACTATCTGATTCAGGGGAATACAGAGAATCTGAAAACCCTCCAGGAAGCAAAGACAGTCTTTCAAAACTAGGTGCGTCTACTATATCACTTGGGCTACCACCATCAATACCTACAACAACTGGAATATTTTCTGAAACACTTTGTGTAGTATTAACATCTTTAAATGTAATTGGATTTTCTACATCTATTGTGTGTACTGCTCCATCGTATGCGTGTGTATGCATATAAAATGGGGTTGGATCATCGCTTTGTGGGGTAATGTCTACCCAAAAATCTCCATTATATATTCTAATATTTTTTGTTAAAATATTAAAGTATACGTCACCTTCTAAAGCTGTAGATGGATTTTCTGCCAGCGTTAGAAGGTTTAATAAAGACTTAAGTTTCATTTTTTATTTAGCCTATTACTACTACTTTGTATTCTCCTGATGCAGGTGCTACTGCAAATTTAATAGTTACGGCAGATGCAGATGTTAATTCTACGTCTGTCTCAACTTTAGCATATGGAGAAGCTGCTTGCGAAACCTGTACTAAAACATCAGTTGAACCCAAGTTATGAGTAACTGTGTATGATGTTGCTACTGAGTTTAACGTCTGGACATACTTTCTAGTTATTGCATGATAGTTAGTTCCATCATTTGTAACTGTCCATTTATCTGAGGACTCGTTCCATAGAATTTCAACATCTGTTTCGCTGCCTCGCTCTACACGAATTCCAGCGTCTGCTACTGGTGCTCCAGTAAAATCAGTATTAAGATTAATCTTGTTATCAACAATGTTTACCTGGGTTGTATTTACAGAGTTAACTGTTCCTGTAACATTTAAGTTGCCACCCACAAGAAGATTGCCAGTAATTGTTACGTCATCTGGAAGCCCAATTGTTACTGCTGAATTTTCTGATCCTGAACCAGAAACTGTAATTTCATTTGCTGTTCCAGCAATTGTTGCAATATAGTTACCAGTTGTTTGTGTTGCAAGATTAACATTTTTAATACTTACTGCGCCATCTGTTACGGTAAAGTCTGCGTCTGCAAATGAAGCAACACCACGATTTGTAGTTGTTGCAATTTCTGCATCTACTGTTAGGGTTCCTGCTGTATCATCGTATGATACATCAATGCCTTCTCCAGCAACAATTTGTGAAGAAACAATATCTTGTACACGCTCAGCGTTTAATGTTATATTTCCTGCTGTAGCTGTAAAGTCTGTTGAATCAAAAGAAGCAATACCCTTGTTTGATGAGGTTGCGTCTTCTCCTGCTACTGTAACTGTATGAAGAGTTCCATCTGTTGTATAAGTGGTGTCAATTCCTTCTCCGCCAACAAATTTTACTGTGTCTGTTAGAAGATCAAGCTTGTATCCACCATGTGCATTATCTGCACCTAAATCTAGTTGTGTTGCAAGTGCTACTGTTCCAGCTGCAGTTAAACGGCCTTGTGCGTCAACTGTAAATGTTGGAATAGCTGTTGATGACCCATATGAACCAGGTGTTACTGCTGTGTTATCTAGATCAATTACTGTTGTTCCTGTTGAATCTGTATACGTTGCTGTTAAGCCAGTGCCACCAGAAACATATGCACCAATAGCATCTTGAATTACTTCTAGGGAGCCAGATGTTGGGATCCAGGTTGTTCCGTCAAAGAAGTATACAATTTTATCTACTGTGTTAAAATATATTTGACCTTCTACTGGGCTTGAGGGCGCAGTGCTAAGGTTTTGAATTCGAGCATTTTGTAATTCATTTTTGTTAAGGTCTAAGCTAACTAAAAATTTTCTTGCCATTTTGTTTCTCCTTTATGACAGGTATGCTGTCCCTGAAAATGGTTGAGCCATTGTCAGCCTTATTCTATTTGTGTCTAAATAGTCTAGTCCAGTTTCAACTGTTTCCCCAGAGCTATCTTTTGTTGTTACGTTTGGGAAAAACCCAAGGTTGTGTGATATTGTTACTGAATATACACCATTGGTTGGTCCAACAACTTGAGCAATTTCCCATGAAGATGAGTATGAATACTCTGAGCCTTCTTGAATAAATTTAATAACAGTTGCTCCAGACCAACTTAAATCTGTAATCTTTGGTCCGTAGAAATCTGTTGTAACTGTGTTGTAATAAAAATCTCCAGTAACGCCTAGGTTATTTGATGGTGCAGAGATTCCATTTAATATAGTTCTTCCAGCAGGGCCTTGTGGTCCTGGTGATTTTACAATTACTTTATTTTTTACTTCTTTTACTATTACTTTTTCTGCTGACATTATATAGTTACCGATCTGCTGAGAGTTAAAAACCCTTCGAGGAGTTTTATTTTATTCCCGTTAGAATCGACAACCATAACGTCATAAGAAGATTTTGGATAAAAGAGTTTATTTGTCTGGGTAGGTGTCATTTTAATGGTTAGTGTTCCAGTTGCACCATTAATTGTTATACCACCAGAGGGTGATGTTAGTGTAAATGCTAGCTTAGATCCACCTTTAGTATCACGTACTTGCATCTTTGCAGTTGCATTTACTAAACTTATTGGCGTGACTTCGTCTTCTAAGGTGTATTGAACCTCAAAAGTAAAAGTAGCATTTTGATCTACTTCAAAATTCTTTTGTACTGCCATTTTCAAAATCTCCTAAAATAGGAAAACTCCTATGCTTATTTTAGCACAGGAGCTATCCTAATCGACTACTATTTTATTTTACTTTTTAAAGCCAAACTCTGTATTGCTTGGGCTTAACGCCTTGAGAATCACTGGGGCAATTGCTGCAACTCCTGCTGCAATTAAATCCTTTGGATTTGTATTTCCAGTCATGTATAAAGCTGTAGCTGCTGCTAGGAATGCTCTTCCGTAAGTTCCTAGAGCTGCTAGTATTTGTTCTGTATAGCTATTCATATTATCTCCTTTTGGCTTTCGCCACTATATATTCTACCATTATACGGATATATCTACAATCTCACAGTTTCCGTCAGATGTGCATGCAAGGGTTTGATTTCCAGATGTTCCATCTTCCGTCTCGTAAAAAGAAAGATCAGCCCATCTAATTTCTTTAGGCATTTTTCCCAAAAGATCTAAATATTCTTCTTTAGATATCTCTTGATATGGAGCCTGCTTGTATGTGTGCTCTGACATCGGTAAAAATGAGATTCCAGAAACATCGTCAAAATTCTTGTATACCCAAGCTCCTACTTCCATCCATTCGTCTTCTTTAACTGAAACGGTAATTGATGGCTTGTGCTCACACCAGGCACGTTGGTAAACTAACCAAATATTTAAATGTTCAATAGCGGTTAGGTCATTTCTAACAATTGCACCTTCTGGTGCTTTTACTGGAAATGAAAATACGTAAGTTTCATTTGGCTTCATTACGTCATCCTCTACTGGAATACCTACTTCTTTTAAGAAAGTAGAAATTGGATCTCCCTTGGAGCCACGAACTGTTCGAATATAGTATGGAGAATGCCATGCATGCATTCCTGAAGACACCCCGACCAATTGAGATACTGTTCCTGATGGTTTTACGCATGTAATAGCGGCAGACTCTGGAATCCCAATTTTCCCAGCCTCATCTTTATTTTTTGCTCTTGCTGATTCTCTAAGTAAATTTAAAAATTCTTCCAAAGATTCCAAATTTTCTTTTCCAGACATAAACTTATGTCCAAATTGTCCAGTTAAAGATACCCCTAATAAACGCTCTTCTTCTGTGTTGTCTTTCCAAATTTTACGAAGGTACTTAAAGTCTGTTAATGTTGATTGCCATGTACCTAGAATTGTCGCAAGCTCAACTTTGCGTTCAATATCTTTCTTTGTATCATTTTCACGTAATACGACTTCTGAAAGATTACAAAACTGATAAGGACGTAAAATAATCTCTGAGCAAGGGTTAGTTCCATAGTGTATATCTGGATCTCTTCTTCCATATTTGGCTGCTTGGGCTTGAGCTGCGGCCACATTGTATATACCTCGTTCTCCAGACTTTGAATCATATAAAGATTTCCATTCTGCTATAAATTGTTCCATTTGTGGTTTTCTAGAATACGCCACTGAATTGTTAGAGAGTGCACGTTGTGAATTGTGCTCCCACCAATTTCCAGTTTTTGCTTGTGCCATTTCAATATCATTAATATTAGAAAGAGAAATTAATGCAGATCTGCGTACTCCGCCAACCACTACAATTTCACCTATTTTGCACATAATGTCGTGTGCTTCAATTGGCTTGAATTGTCTACCTGCTGCATTTTTAAATTTAGCAATTGTAAAATCAAAAAGATTAACTAAAGGCTGTGGGCCAGAAGATCTTCCACCCATAGTTTTAAGCCTTGCGCCTGCGGGACGAAGTTTGCTTACATCAATTGATGGAATCTGTCCAGTCCAAAGAAGTGCAAGTAATTCACGAAATGCTTTCGCCCAACCAGACTTAGAATCTTCAACAACAATTACCGTTGTAGATTTTTCAAAAGATTCTGGGATTATTGGAAGTTTATTTACGTATTTATATTCGACAGAAAACCCAACTCCAGTTCCACACATTAAAATGTACATTGTTTCGTCAAATGAACGGGGATTATCTACTGGTACAAATGAACAATTGTATCCCGCAACATGATCTCTCTCTAGCGCTGCGCCAGCGGTCATTACGGATCTCATTGATGGCATAACGTTTCTATCTAGCACCGCTTGTTTTAATTCTGTTATTAGTTTTGATGAAGGCTCATATGAATGCTCTTTAAATAAATGATCTAGCATAAAAGAAAAATAACGATCTACTGTTTCGCTCCAAGTTTCTCTACGATTTTCTTCTGGCATCCAACGTGCATATCGAGACAATGCAATAAAGTTTTCGTACGGGTTTTTAATAGATGTTGACATATAGACCTCTTCTTCCGCCTGCGGATTAATTAAAATTTTTGATGAAGTCTAAGTGTATCAAACTTTTATTAAGGGGTCTAGCCCTAGGAAAATTTTTTAAAAATATCTTTAAAAGCGTTTTCAGTCAACTGATCCCAATTATAATCTTTATGTATTTTAGTTGACTGAGTAAAATAATAATTTGAATATGCTTTAAAATTAATAGACACATCTCTCATAAGTTCAAGTAGATGTTGACGGTTTGGCTCAAAAACTTTTCCTTTGTGTGGAAATGGCCATGGTGAATCTATAATTTTTGATTTTAATTTTAGTGGACCAAGATATTTTTCGTAGTGAGCCCATCCGTTAGTACAAATAGTTGGCATGCCAGTTGCTAAAGCTTGAAATGGAATAAAGCCAAAACCTTCTCCATAGCTTGGATAAATTAAAACATCATGTGAGTTATACAGTTGTACTAGCTCTTCATTTGTTAAAACTTTTGTTATTAAATTAATATTTGAGTAAAGTTTTTCTGGTGTGCCAATTATGTTTTTGTCTATAAAGTTATTATAAACTCTTGTTGTATTAATTTGGTCTGCTTTAATTGTTAAAGAGTATTCGGGGTTGTTTCCAAATAAACTTATAAAAGAATCCACAACCATTTGACCAGCTTTTCGTGGTGCTGGTTCTCCAACATGTAAAAATTTTATTATTCCGTCATCTTGCCTTTTATAAGGTTTCCATATTGGATCAATTCCATGTGGATAAACTTTATCTACTTTGTATCCGTTATCTTCAAAAACATTTGCACACCAATCTGAAGTAGTCCAAATTTCATCGCAAGCATCCATGTATTCTTTCCAGTCTTGTGGTATTACTGTAGACTCCCACGGAGTATAACTAATTTGATATTGATTTTTATGTAATTTAAAATGCGCTGGTTGTGAAAAATTAAACTGTACTTTAGACTTTGGGTCTTGAAATGGAACAAAGTGTCCCAGGTTATTTAGTGATTTAACTATATTTTCTCCTGCGTAGCCATACCCGTTTTTGCTTTTTAGGTTAGCAATTACTGTAGAAAACGATATATTCATACATTCTTTCTGGTCAACTGGCTTGACACTCTTTAAAGCACAATGGTACTATTATAGTTCGTTATCTCTAAAGGAGGAATGCCAATGGAGAAAGTAAAACAAAGACTTAGTGATGTTGTACATAACTGGGCCGCAATAGCAATAATAACATTATTCCTATTTTCCGTCCAGCCTGGACCAACTATTACTCAGGCCTTAGAAGTAAAAGAAGAAAAAACCGAACTACAACTAAAAAGAGAAATAATAAATAAGTTCAGCAATGACACTTATGAGCACTCCGAAATGCTTGCGCCTAGTGATCTAAAAGATCTATTATGGGCTGTAGGTTTTGAAGGGGTAGCTTTGAAAACAGCTTGGGCTGTTGCTAAAGTAGAGTCTAACGGGAGACCGCTTGCTCTAAACGACAACAAATCAACTGGAGATAAATCTTACGGAATTTTCCAAATAAATATGCTAGGGCAACTTGGCATAGATAGAAAAGAAAAGTTCGATTTAGTTTCAAATAAGGAATTATTTGATCCAGTAACAAACGCAGAGATAACGTATTATATGACTAAAGGCGGAAAAGATTGGTCATCGTGGCCTAACTCAATAGGAAAGGCCAAGGAGTTGATTCCTCAATTCCCTAAAGCTTAAGGAGCAATTTTGCGACAGATACAATATGTATCTCAATATATAGCTTTATCAGAAGAGGGCCTTGTTCCAGTTTTGGAATGTCCAATGGACCAGGGTTCTCTTTTTTGCAATTTAGATCTAAATGACAACATATTTCTATATTGCATTTCTTGCGACTATAAAAACTTTATAGGAAGCTCTTTCTATGATAAGATTGTATTATTAGTAAATGAGGTAAAAAATGTCTGAGGCTCCTGTAAATCAAAATCTAGAAGATAATCTTCCTATGGTTGATTATATTATGTTACACAGGATATATGACTTATTAACTCTTATAGCAAATGAAGTTGCTGGCTCTGAGAAGACATCTAAAATGGTTGAATATCATGAGCAAGGATTTTTATTAGGTCCAACACCTTCTTACACCCCAGAAGAGTAATCATTTGGCAAATTTTGTAAACGACATAGAGTACGGTCCTCAACATATTTTTGAAATTTTATCCGTTCAAGATAATGAAGCGTATACTACTGGATTTGTTGACGAAAATATAATTGGCAATCTCCAGTTTAAAGACCTAGAGCATGGCATGATGCTAAAAAATAGATCTGTAATTAAAAAAATAAATAAAGATAATTTCTCGCATAAAGAATCTTTTTATTTTTTGCATATAGCTAAAAATTCTGGAATTTCTCTGCAAGAAGAATTAAAAAATGTTTTTAAGGAAGAACAGTCATTTATAAATAATATTGGATATTTAAATGAATTTGATATGCTAAATTCTAAATTAATTTCTGGGCACCTTGCAATGTATCCCTTTGATCTATTTGAAAAAAATAATAAAAATATACATGGCATAACAATATTAAGAAACCCTATAGATAGAGCAATTAGTTATTTTATGTTTATAAGTAAAGTATTTGATTCTATGTTGCACAGACAAACGGATAATGTAACAAATAAAAATTTTGATAACTTCTTGTCAGATCCAATAAATAGAGATCTTATAACTAATTTTCAAACTAGGTCTATAACCTCAACATTGAATACGGACAAAGCGTCCCACTGGAGCAACAAGTATTTAAATAGATCAATAGACAGATTTCAATTGATGGCCGCCATGTCTTCTAATTCTAATTTTATTGCTCATGGTCAAGATGGAAGTTTGTGGAGAGACAGTTTAAATAAATTTGATATAATTGGTACTGTAGAACACAGAGAATTGTTTTTAAATAACCTTTCAGTAATTTTACAAAAAAATAAATATTTTGGACACATTAGAAATATTAAAAAAAATACTTCTAATCTTAAATTACAAAAAATTAAAAGCACATTAACAAAAGGTCAAATTGATCAAATTGTTAAATTAAATAATTATGATTTTGAAATGTATGATTTTTTAATGAAGAATAAAGGAGTCTGGGAATGTTAAAAAAAAGTTTATACCCATTTTTTAGATTAAGCGCTAGATGGGTCGACCCTAGACATACTCCTATTACAAAAAGAGATGTTAAGGCAAAAAATTTAGAAAATAAAATTCCAAAACTATATTTCCCATTAAATAGATATTATGGATTTTTTTTAAATACAGCAAAAGTATACGTAAGGGACATGTTGCGTTATGGAAAATCTTATTCTACCTACAGGGGAAGATATTTAGTAATTTATATTTTTTCTCCACAGGGAGCTTGGGAAATTTTAGCTGCTAAGCAAAAATCTTTTATTAAAGGTCCTTTGTGGGGCAGGGCACGTAGACTTCTTGGCAATGGATTGCTGGTTAGTGAGAATCCAGATCATTTTGTTTTTAGAAGAATGACAATGTCTAGCTTTGATCATAAAAAATTATTAAGCATGTCTAATATAATGTTTAACATAACTAAAAGTAAAATTGATGAATTAAAAAATAACAAAAAAGAAATTGAAATTCGTTCTGAGATAAACTCTTTGGCTTTAGATATTGTTAGTAGGTGCGTCTTTGGAGTTGATGTTCAGCATAACTCTGAATTAATAAAAGACGAGTTAACTGTGTCGGTAAATGCTATGGATCGAACACAGAATCCATCCTTAACAAGGTTTGAAAATATGAATATCCCTTACTTTAAAAACTTTGTAAACTCAACTGTATTTATGTATGAATTTGTAGAAAAAGTGTATGAAGATAAAATCAAAAGCAATTTAGATGGAGACGACCTGCTATCTATATATATAAACAGCACAGATGAAGATGGTAATAAAATGTCTAAGCATCAAATTTTAGATGAAATGCTTACTGTAATCCTTGCTGGATTTGAATCTACATCAAACACTCTGGTATGGGCTTTGGCTTATCTAAACAAGCATCCAGAAGAATATAATAAATTAATTGAAGAATCTAAGAGTATTTTTAACTCTGGTCTATCCGAAGAAGAGGTACTACAAAAAATTATTAGCGCCCCCGTTTGTTCTAGTATTTTAAAAGAAACATTAAGACTTTGCCCTCCTATTTGGAATTTGCCTAGAATGGCAAAAGAGGATGTTGAGGTAGATGGAAACTTTATTCCAAAGGGTTCGTTTGTAATTGTAAACCCATATGTTACTCATAGAATACCAGAGATATACCCAAACCCTGAAAAGTTTATACCTTCTAGGTGGGATGGGGATTTTGAAAAAAACTTGCCTTTAGGTGCATATTTCCCGTTTAGTGAAGGTAATAGAAAATGCATTGGGGACCAATTTGCAATGATTGAAATGAAAATAATTCTTTTGGCAATGTCTAACTCATTTAAAATAAAAACTTATGGAAAATTCCCCAGAGGTATAGATAGGGTGACTTATCGTGTTGCAAAACCATTAAGGGCTAAAATAAAAAATCATTGACTTTGAAAATAAGTTATTTTATAATGGTGTAGTATAAGTTGAGCATTTATGCTCCTCATACAACTGCATCATTAGATGCCAGAACCCAATCGGATCCGCCTCTGATTGGGTTTTCTGTTTAAATAGGTGTATAATTAATTTATGAGCCCAAGATACTTTGCTAAATTTACTAACACCCCAGATGCTGAAAGCCATTGGTATCATTTTGCTGGCGAACATTTTCAACCAGGAGATCCTGAATATAAAATGTATTTAAAATATAAAATATTCAAATATAGATTAAGAAAATTATTTCGACTTAAATAAGTGCAATTGCAAAAAATATAGTGCGAAAATTGAAGTGATCGGCGGCGGTAGAGAAGAACATATAATTTTACCCATATAGCCAATGTAAGAGATATACCTCTAAATTGCTCTGTAGGGCTTCTAAGAAGGTTTTAGCTATCTACCCATACCCATACATGCACAAGGCCCTAAAAGGGCTTTAAATCAATTTCTACTTGATATCTTCCCAAAAAGACATAATAATAATTATAGCTGGGAGAAATATTACCGAGAATTGAATTATATTCATATATACAGTATATCCTATTATTCTAGTTGACTAAGATATTATATAGACTTATCAATTTTTCTCTGGTGAGTTCTGACCCTATGACAATTAGAACATACTATCTCACATTTAGCTATTTCTAGATCTATTCTTTTCTTGGATAGGGTCACAATGAGTTCTGATACGTTTGCTTGTTTCCGCCCCCGCACATGATCAAAATCCATTACGTAATAGGGAAAATTTTTCTTACAATCCATACATGGAGTATTAGATTTTAATTCTTGAATATATCTGGCTAGATAAGCTTTTTGTTTAGCTATGCTAGTCTTTTCAGACTTCATAGTCTTATTATATATTATGTTCTTTTAATGTATATCTGGGTATTTAGATTTTTTAGCAAACCCCCCCTCCCCCCTAAGTTTAAAAATCTTCTTAGAAAGACAGGGAGGGCGATTACATCTGGTATATCTGAGTTCCTTAGTGTAACCCCCCAAAACCTTGCCTAGTATAACATTATAAAAATTTTTCTGTCAAATGGTAGCTCCAACGGGAATCGAACCCGTCCTTTTGCCGTGAAAGGGCAATGTCCTAACCGATAGACGATGAAGCCACACTTAGTTAATCTCGTTAATCTCAAAATCTCCCCAACTAGCCCATCTAATTATTTTTCTAGGCGTTGTCACTCCACCAGGAGTCAAATGCTTCCAATCAGATAATGGGATATTGTACGCTTTGGCATATGCCTCTTTTTCTGAATTTGCAAAAACCTGTGTTTCATATTTATCAGTTAGTGTAGCAATAATTTGGTAGGGTTGACCATCTGCCTCTTCATTTTTAGATTTTGGCCAATAGTAAACTTCAAAGTATATATAATGGTCGCTGTCAACCTCAATTGAGTGTTTAAGCTGGGAGGGGAAATATACAAAGTCTCCTATGTTTAGTTTTATCTCTGATCGAAGGGGAAGGGTAGGAAAATATATATAAAAGCTTTTAGTGCAAACAAAAACATCAAAATGGTT